CAGCATCTAGGGTTCGCAGCGGCGAGGCGAAACTAACTCTTGAAGAATTCGCCAAGCTCCTGTCCGCAATCGGCTGCAAGGTGGTCGATCAAGGCAAGGTCTGCGTCGATCCCCAGGTCTTTGAGTCCGTGGTCCACATCAACATGCGCGCGATGCGTAACGAGCAGACCGTCCGCGCCCTTTTGACGGACGACGACCCGGAATGAAGACCTACCAGATAGAGCTAGACGACCTACTGGCCGGAAAGATCGAGGCCGCGGCGCGGGAGGACCGGCGGGCGGTCGAGGACTTCCTTCAGCTCATCGTTGACAAGTATGCGTTTGGGGCGCTCGGCCGCAACCACGTATTTAAGTACGAGCTGACCCAGGAGGAGGCCGCGAAATTCCAGAAGATCAAGCGCCCGCTGCTGAAGGCGAGGACGCGCAATCGGGTCTTCGAGCGCGATGGCGGCAAGTGCGCCTACTGCAATGGACAGATGCTCTACGACGAGTCGTGGCACATCGACCACATCAAACCAGTATCCAAGGGTGGCACCAACGACGAAACGAACCTCGTTCTGTCGTGCGCCCGCTGCAACCTCGAAAAAGCTAACAAGGAAGTCGCCTAGGGAAGCGATGATCGCCGACTTCAACCCCCATACGGCCCCTCCGATGCGTGACGGGGAAACCTTCGTCTACGAGCGTGACGCTAGGCGTCTAGCCGGGCAGCACTTCCGCGTCCTGGCGTTCATCAAGGACGGGCAATGGCACACGCTTTCCGAGATCGCGGCGTTCACCAAAGACCCGGAAGCATCGGTGTCCGCTCGTTTGCGGGATCTGCGTAAGCCCAAGTTTGGAAGCCACGTCATCGAGCGGCAGTACGTCGAGCGGGGGTTGTGGAAGTACCGACTGAGCCTGTCCTAGGAGTCGCGATTGAAGATCCAGCCGAAGAAGTGGACCGAGTTTCAGCATTACCGCGATCGCGACCCGAAGTGGATAAAGCTCCACCTCAAGCTGCTGGATGACGTTGTATTCCAACGCTTGCCGCTTGCTAGCAGGGCGCTAGCGCCGATGCTCTGGCTGATGGCTGCGGAGCATGACGGCGGGGTGATCGACCTGGACGGCGAGGACATCGCGTTCCGGCTCCGGTGGGATGAAAAGGAATTCACGGACGCCCTCGGCCCCTTGATTGGAAAGGGATTCTTCGAGGTGGTGCAGTTTGCTAGCAAGCCGCTAGCAGAGCCGGAGCAATCCGCTAGCCCAGAGACAGAGAGAGAGACAGAGAGAGAGGCAGAGCCGCGCGCGCGAGCCGCTAGCAAGGCGCTAGCAGCCCCCGACTCTGCCGGCAGTCGCGGCGCCGCTGCTCTTGAGGCCTTGAAGCTCTCCGAGGCGAGAATCCCCGGAGGCGACGAGACGCCGGCCGCAATCCTCGCCTCCGTCCTGAAGGCCAACGGCCTGAGAGGCAATGCCTTCCACCCCGCCGTGGTCGAGTGGGCGCGGGATCGAATCTCGGTTGACCGGCTGAAAGACGCGATCGCCAAGGCGAGGCAAAGGCCGGGGAAGGAAAAGGGCGTCTTCGGCCCCGAGTACCTGACGCCGATCCTGTACGACGAGACCAAGCCCGCCGCCCAGGTTCACGCGGAGAAGGCTTCGGACGCATCGCGCAAGAGCATCGAGAAGGCGCAGCGAATCATCGCGGAACAGCGATCGCGTGACGTTGCGCCGATGCCCGAGCACTTGCGACCCAAGCCGCTCGCCCATTGAGCAAGTGGGGCGATCTTCAATCCTGGCTATCCGTCATTCGCTACACCACGCCGGTTTACGTCAGGAAAACGCTGGAGCTGCTGGACGCAAACGATCCTGTGTTGGCCGAGAAACTGAGGAGGGCAATTGAGAAAGGGCCTATATCCGAGAGGCGAGGCGCACTGGAAGACGAGGGTTCCAGACGAGACCGTGCAGGAGGTTTGCCGCTTGTGGAGTGAGTGGAAAGCGGCGGGAAGCCGGAAGGGTTACGCGGAGCTGGGCGCTGCGTTTGGAATCAGCATGTGGACCGTCAGGGGGTGGGTGAAGGGCTGGACGAGGAGGGCGGATTGAGACGCGCCGCCCGCCGAGACGCAAACCATCAGGAAGTAGGCGACTTCCTGCGAAAAGCCGGGTGGAGCGTTCTGGATCTGGCAGACGCAGGAGACGGTGTTCCCGACTACGCGGTAGCAAAGCACAACTTCGCCGCCTTGCTAGAGGTGAAGGACGGCAAGAAACCGCCGAGTGCGCGGCAGCTAACCCCCAAAGAACAGGCCGTGAGGGATAGCTGGCAGGGGCCTTACATCGTGGCTTTGAGTGGTGAAGATGCGTTAGCCAAATTGGGGATGGCGTGGGTCACATTCGGAAGGGGTAGAGATTGAAACGACGCGGATTCCTGCAAGCCTTGTTTGCTTTGCCCGCGGCGCCCGCTGTCGCGGCGTTGCCGGTCGCCGTTGAGGTGGAGTCGATCGGCGGTACGTGGTTGGAGCAAGAGGCCGCGCATTTCGGCGCTCGTGAGGATCTGACGGATTTGATCTACGACATCTATCCCATGCAGAAACCATTTATTTCGCGGGTTGGCAAGTGAACCAGCACGTCGAGGTCGCCATTCGCATACGAGCCCTCCAGGGGATGAACGAGCCCGCGCATCTGGCCCTGGTGAATTGGGGCCGTTGGTCTCGAGACCGCCACGGCATCTTCCCTCCCGGCATTACTCCACCCGGTCTGTGGAACCAAGCCCTACCCAGCAAATTCGGAGATTTCGCAGATGAGGAAGAAGGCCAAAGGGTCGAAGTCCAAGAACCAGCCAAAGCCGAAGCGGCTGAAAAAGAGCCCTACGACGAAAAGGCCGGGACTGTTCTCGATGAGCGAGTTCACCATCCCTCGTTCCCGCAGTATCTCAGGGACATTCTCAAAGTGGCCTACGTCACCCGAGAAGTTCCAGAAGACCAGTTCCCGCGGCTGATCGGCTGCACAGAGGACAGCTTCTGCGAACGCCTGGAAGCGTGTCTCAAGTATGTGGGCCGCTTTGTGTGAACGTTCCCCAATCCAACGCCCTAAAGCACGTCCTCCAGGAAATAGACCTTCGGATCGTGGCTAACGAAGCATTCACAAACCAAGCCGTATTGGCAGCCCTGAATACCATCATCCAGAACTGCCAGCAGGTAGCCGGGAGACTCAAAAGTGGCTAGACCCCCAAAGGTCGAGCGCCCATCCCTGATAGACCGGCTCAGGGAGCTCCGCGCTCAAGGCCATACAGCCAAGATGATGGCCCGCATCCTGGGCTACTCAGCCGAGCACCTTCAAGCCCTTTGCGGGCAATACCGCATCCCCAAGTTTTCCTTGAAACGAGGAATTTACTTGGAGGGCAATTTTGGCGTAAATAGGCGCGGGACCGTGCGCCCCGAAAAAGCGCATCCCCCCGCCCTCAGCCGGGTCACGCTGGGATGCCCCGACAAGGGGCCTATCACATGATCCCCGAATGGTTCCAGAAGGCATACGACCAAAAGCTGTCGTGTGAAGACTTCTGGGATGTTGTGCAATTCGAGGGATTCGGCAGTTTCACATGGAACAAACCGGCCAAGGGATTCGACCCGGATACCTGCTGCATGGGGGTATTCAATCCGGCATTCGATAACCAACCGGGAAGCCAACAAGCCCGCCAGAACTGGCTAGTCATGTCCGAGCTGCGAAAGCACGAGCGGGACATGATCGTAAGTCGTTTGGCTGAGCGAGGCGTTATTTTGGATACAGGGAGTTAGTGCTACCTCAACATGGGCGCCCCGGCCGGCAACAATAACTATCTCAAGGGCCGTAGGTGGAAGGACGCCATCAACCGCGCGCTCGAGAAGCGCAGCGCCGCATTGGGGGTAGAGGCACTGGACGAGCTGGCCGAGAAGCTGCTGGCTATGGCCGAGGCGCAGGACATCCAGGCACTGAAGGAGCTTGGGGATAGGCTGGACGGCAAGCCCTCCCAGGCCATAGACCTCGGCAGCGACCCCGACAGGCCGGTAGTGCAGAAGGTCGTCCGCGAGATTGTCCGCGCTAAAGATCCCAACGGCTGAAGTATTCGAGCCGTTGCTGGCCCCCTCCCGATACAAGGGGGCACATGGTGGCAGGGGTAGCGGGAAGTCTCATTTCTTCGGTGGCTTGCTCATCGAGGACTGCCTAGCTGAGCCCGGTATCTCCGGGGAGGGCATGAGGGCTGTGTGTATCCGCGAAGTCCAGAAGGACCTCGCGCAGTCTTCAAAAGCCCTTGTCGAAGCGAAGCTCAAAGAGCACCGGCTGACCGAGGCTGATGGCTTCAAGGTCTTCCGGGACGTGATTACCACGCCTGGAGACGGGCTGGTGATCTTCAAGGGCATGAACGACTACACCAGCGAGTCCATCAAGTCGCTGGAGGGGTTCAAGCGGGCGTGGTGGGAGGAGGCCCAGGCAGCTACGGGCCACAGCCTGAACCTATTGCGCCCGACCCTAAGAGCCGCTGGCTCCGAGCTGTGGTTCTCCTGGAATCCCCGAAGGAAGACCGACCCCGTTGACGTGATGCTGCGCGGCCCAGAAAGACCCACCGGGGCCGTTGTGGTCAGGGCGAACTGGCGGGATAACCCCTGGTTCACCCCCGAGCTGGAGCAGGAGCGGCAGGACTGCCTGCGAATGCAGCCGGAGCAGTACGAGCACATCTGGGAAGGCGGCTATGCCGTCATCGTGGAGGGCGCGTACTACGCCAAGAGCCTATCCAAGGCCAAAGCAGAAAACAGGATTGGCCGGGTTGCCGCAGACCCCTTGATGACGCTGCGCCTGTTCTGCGACATCGGCGGGACGGGCGCCAAGGCAGACGCCTTTGCCATCTGGGTAGCGCAGTTCATCGGCAAAGAGATTCGGGTTCTCGACTACTACGAGGCCGTTGGACAGCCTTTGGCTACTCACGTCGCCTGGATGCGTGAGAGGGGTTACACCCCCGACAAGGCCCAGATCTGGCTCCCCCATGACGGTGAGACACAGGACAAGGTTTACAGCGTCTCGCACCAATCCGCGCTACAGCAAGCGGGTTACAAGGTCTCGATTGTCCCCAATCAGGGCAAGGGTGCGGCGATGAAGCGCGTCGAGGCGGGGAGGCGTCTGTTCCCCTCGATGTGGTTCAACGAAGCCTCTACCCAACCCGGTCTAGATGCTTTGGGTTGGTATCACGAGAAGAAGGACGAAGCTCGAGGGATAGGGCTTGGTCCCGACCACGATTGGGCGAGCCACGGCGCCGATGCCTTTGGGCTGATGTGCGTGGCTTACGAAGATCCCGCAAGGAAGACCCAGCACGCTAAACCCATCCAATACGACAACCGGCACATCATCTAAATGCGACTTTCCCCCGAAGAGATCATCGCCTCGCTCGAGAACGCCGAGCGGCTGGCTATTGATGGCTCTACCGGGGATCTGGCCAAAGAGCGGGCCGAGGCCCTTAACCGCTACCGCGGGGCTCCGCTAGGAAACGAGGTCGAGGGCCGTTCACAAGTCGTTGACCGCTCGATCATGGACACCATCGAGTGGATCATGCCCAGCCTCACCCGCATCTACCAGGGCGGTGATGACATCGGGCAGTTCGAGCCGATGGGGCCGGAGGACGAGGAATCGGCCAAGTCCGAGACCGAAGTCTGTAATTGGTATCTGGAGAACAAGAACGACTCGTTCTCGCAGCTCCAGGCGACCCTGAGAGACGCGTTGCTCCTGCGTAACGGCTACATGGTCGGTCTTTGGAGGAAGCGCGAGGATACGGTCACAGAGACCTACATCGGGAAGACCGAGGAAGAAGCCGCTGCGCTGCTGCAGGACGAGGGCGTGACCCTCATCGAGTCCACGCCCCGCAAGGATCCGATCTACGGACAGGTCTTCGACATCAAGCTGGAGCTCAAGAAAGCCGAGGAATACGTCCAGGTCGAGTCTGTCCCCCCGGACGAGATTTTGGTGTCTCGCAGGCACCGGCAGACCTCGCTACTCGACTGTGATTTCGTGGAGTGGGTGCGCCGCAACGTCACCATTGGGGAGCTTCGCGCCGAGGGCTTCGACATTGGCGACGAAGAGGGGTCAGACGAGGCTTGGGATGTAGAGGCGCAAAGCCGCGAGCGGTTTGACTCCCGCATCTATCAGGACGACGAGACCAACGATCCCTCGCGGCGGATCGTGACCTTCCGCGACGCCTATATCCGCATGGATATGGACGGGTCCGGCACGCAGAAGCTGTGGCGGATCGCCCGAGTGGACGGCAGCAAGAAGATTGCATTGCAGGAGGAGGCGAACGTCATCCCGTTTGCCGCTTTCTCCCCGATCGTGTACGCGCACTCCCATGTGGGAACGAGCGTGTACGACATGATCGCCGACCTGGGGATGATAAAGACCGCCCTTACCCGGCAGGTGTTGGATGGGGTATATCTCCAGCAGTCCGGCAGGGTCGGGGTGGATGTCAACCGGGTTACGAACCTGGACGACCTGTTGTCTGCAAGGCCCGGTGGAATCGTGCGCTTCGATGGCAATCCCGCCGAGTGCATGATGCCCTTCACGGTGCCGGACACCTCGAGCCAGGTTCTCGGGGCTTTGGAATACGTCGAGAGCCAGAAAGAGGGCAGGACCGGCGTTACGCGCTATTCCGCGGGTTTGGATGCGAACACGCTGAACAAGACGGCTACCGGCGTTCAAGCGATCCAGGCGGCTGCAAACCAGCGCATCGAGCTGATCGCCCGCACTCTGGCCTCTGGCTTCAAAGACCTGTTCCTCATCATTCACGCCCTTGCGTCGAAGTATTGCACCAAGGAACTCCGGGCTAGGTTGGGCGGGGAGTGGAAGCAGGTAGATCCCCGCTCCTGGAAGCGCCGGACGGACTTCCGTATCTCTGTCGGCTTGGGAACGGGAACTCCCGAACAGCAATTGCAGAAGCTGATGGCTTTGCAGCCGCTGTTCCAAGCGGGGATGCAGATGGGTTTGGCGGGTCCGATGGAGGCGTACAACTTCGGCGCCGAGGTCTGGAAGGCCGCCGGTTACAGGGTTCCAGACCGATTCATCAAGCCGCCTCCGGTAGACCCGCAGACGGGCCAGCCGCAGACCCCGCCGCCGCCTAAAGACCCGCTGGTTCAGGCAGAGGAAGTGAAGGCCCAGGCCTCCCTGCAAAAAGCCCAGATGGAGCAGCAGGCCGAGCTTCCGCGGGCGCAAATGGAGGTGCAGAAGGCTGAAGCCATTGCGCGGATTGATGCGGAAGCGAAGATTGCCATTGCAAAGTATGAGGCGGAAATCGAGGCGCAGACGAAGCTCCAGATTGCCCAGCTAGAGGCGGGGATCAGGCAGCAGGAGGCCGTCATGGCCCACGAGCGCGAGTCTGCCATCGGCATGGAGAAGGTGAAGAACGAGGGAAGACCGGCAGTCCAGATCGGAGACGGGGCGGCTAGCGAGGCCCTGACCGAAGCGGCTGGGCATTTGAGGGGGCAGGGCGATGCGATGGCCCAAGCCCTCGCGATGGTGGCGCGATCCTTTGATGAACTGAAGGACGCTATCAACCGCCCGAAGAAGATCTACAGAGATCCGCGTACAGGTCGCGCGGATGTGGTAGCGCCCAACACTCAGTAGTGGCAACCGCCAAGCAGTACATCACCGACACGGGGATTACGACGTGGACGGCTCCAGCGGATTGGGATGGCGGGGCGGTTGACGTTGAATGCGTGGGCGGCGGTGGAAATGGGACCGCTGCGAACTCGAGCAACGTTGGAACGGGCGGCGGCGGTGGGGCTTGGGCTTATGCGACAGGAGTCTCAGCCTCCAACGGCTGCACCCTGCAGGTTGGGGCTGCCAATACCGACACGTTCTTCAACGGCGCGAACTTCGGCGCTTCGAGCTGCGGCGCCAAGGCTGGCGCGAACGGAACAGGAACGGCTCCCGGCAACGGCGGGGCGGCTTCAGCCTGTCGCGGCGGCGCCGGTGGCGGGACCACGAACCCCGGGGCGACCTACTCTTCGTCTGGTGGCAACGGCGGCCTGGACCAGAACCAGGGCTACGGCGGTGCCGGTGGCGGTGGTGCGGGTGGCCCCAACGGGGCGGGAAAGGTAGGCGGTTCCGGCTCTCGCCTGTCGAGCATGACGGGCGGTGGCGGTGGTGGTGCGGCGGATAACGGGTCAACCGGCTCTGAGTCTTCGACTTCGACCGGCGGCAATGGTGGAGCGGCGCAGGACACCACGGCGGGCGGATCTGGGGCCACGACCGGCAACACGGGCGGCGATGGCTCGCACGGCTCCGGTGGTGGTGGCGGTGGTGGGCATACCACGGGAACCGCCGGGGGTGGTGGTGCTGGTGGACCCGGCGTTGCCTGGGATACCTCCTACGGTCCCGGTGGCGGGGGCGGTGGTGGCGGTGGAGCTTCCAACAACGGCTCCGGCGGCAAGGGCGGCAACGGAGGTCTCTACGGCGGCGGTGGTGCCGGTGGCGGCCAGGACAGCAACAACACGGCCCAGGGCGCGAGGGGTGACGGCGCTCAGGGAATCATCGTTATCACCTACACGATTGCTTCGGGTGGCGGCTCGGGAAAGCCGTGGCTTCACTACGCGCGAATGATGGGGGGAATGTAGATGCCGGGATTCCTGAGACAGTCCACGGCCTCCCAATCCCGCGCCATCGGGCCGTTCCTGGACGACACCGATTTCAAGACGGCCGAAACGGGCCTCACGATCGCCAACACCGACATCAAGTTGGTGGTCAATGGCGGGGCTTCTGCCAACAAGAACTCCGGTGGTGGAACCCACAGGGTCAACGGCGTTTACGGGGTCACGTTCGACGCGACCGACACGGCGACCGTGGGCGAGATGGAAGTAAGCGTCATCGTCTCCGGTGCTCTACCCGTCTTCGACAAGTTCTTCGTGGTGGAGGAGGCGGTTTACGACATGCTCTTTGCCGCTTCGGCATTGGGCTACATCGCCAACGCTCCGGTGAACGTGGCGCAGTTCGGCGGGAGCAACGGGACATTCGCCTCGGGGCGCCCGGAGGTGAACACCAGCCACATCGCGGGGTCTTCGGTTTCGACCTCGAGCGCGCAGATTGGCGTGAACGTGGTCAATTTCGGCGGCTCGGCGGGCACGTTTGCGAGCGGCAGGCCCGAGGTGAACGTGAGCCACTTCGGGGGCTCTGCGGGCACCTTCTCGTCGGGCAGGCCGGAGGTGAACACGACTCACGCGGCGGGTACGGCGTGGGGATCCGGGGCGATTACTGCGGCCTCCATCGCCACGGGCGCGATCACCTCGGCCAAGTTCGCCGCGGGCGCGATCGACGCAGCGGCCATCGCGGACAATGCCATCGACGCCGGGTCCATCGCCGCCTCTGCCCTGAACGGCAAGGGCGACTGGAACATCGGGAAAACGGGCTACAGCCTCACGCAGACGTTCCCCAGCAACTTCTCCTCGCTCGCCATCACGGCGGCCGGGAAGGTCACGGTCGGCACCAACGACGACAAGACGGGCTATTCGCTCTCGCAGTCGTTCCCGTCGAACTTCTCCAGCCTTGCCATTACGGCAGGCGGCGCCGTGACTGTTGGCACCAATGGAGACAAGACGGGGTATGCCCTGACTTCTGCTTACGACGCAGCCAAGACTGCGGCGCAGGCTGGCGATGCGATGACCCTGACGGGGGCTTACGACTTCGCCAAGGGCACCTCCGCAATGACGGAGAGCTACGCGGCAAATGGGGCCGCGCCCACGCCGGTTCAGGCAATCATGGGCATCCATCAAATGCTCATGCAGTTCGCAATCAGCGGCACGACGCTGACCGTCAAGAAGCTGGATAACAGCACCACGGCCTTTGAGGTCACGCTGGACGACGCCACCAGTCCGTCCGGCGCCGAGCGCGTGTGAGCATTCGGGCGGTTGTCACAAGGGGCTTCGGCTCTTTCGGGACGATCGCGGATGTCACCCGCAGGGGATATGGGGCATCTGCTGTCGTTGTCCCAACGGCCCCGGCATCTATACCGGCCGCAGGAAAGCCGCGCAAAGACCCGCGCAAGAAACGCTGGTGGCAGGTAGACGACAAGCTTTATTGGGGCACCAGGGACCAGATAGAGCGGCTGATGGAGGCGTTTGTCTCCGAGAAGTCGGGAGATGCCGTTCCTCCGAAACCCCCGGAACTCAAGCAGAAGCTGGCAGCCAAGCCCGTAACCGCTTCGTTGCCGCGCAGCTTCAGCCTGCTACGCCCGACGATGGAGCCGATGATCGACTGGACCGGCTTCTACCAGGAGCTTGCGCAGCGAGACTTCGAGGCCGCGCAGGTGCTCATGGAGATCGTTCGGCGTCGTCGGGAAGATGAAGACGATGAGGACGTTATTTTGCTGACGGTGCATTGATGGACCTCGAGCAAGACGCCCGCAGGGCAGAGCAAGCGCAGCGAATCCTGTCATCCGAGCTTTACAAAGAGGCCCGGAGGGTCATCGAGGAGCGGTTGATTGCAGAGTTGGCGACCATCGAGATTTCGCGCGATCGCGCCGAGTATCTGCGGCAATTGCTCGTGATGGGCCGCAAGTATCACGCATACCTCGAGCAGGTTCTGTTCACCGGGAAGATGGCCGAGGAACAGAAGTCCCTTCTCGAGAGAGTCAAGGACAAGCTACCCCGTTTCTGAGCCGCGAGGCTCGCCACGACAAAGGCCCTTCGGGGCCTTTTGTCATTTCAGGAGTGATGAATGGAGCAGACCAACCCGGATACGGGAGTCTCGCAGGGCGATGGATCGATGCAAAGCGCGGTGGCTCGTTTGGTGCAGTCGGAAGACCAAGCGCCCGAGCCCCAGGAGATCCAGCCCGAGCCCTTGCAGGGGGAGCCTGCAGAGCAACCAGGCCAAGCAGAGCCGTCAGCCGATGATCTAGAAGTCGGCGAGCCGGTAGAGCAGCCTGCGGTTGAAGACGCATTCGAGATTGTCCACAACGGCCAACAGGTCAAGCTGAGCCGCGAGGAGACGATCAAGTATGCACAGCAGGGGTTTGATGCCACGCGGAAGCTCCAGTATGCCGCCGAGCAGAATCGGCAGGTACAGGCACAGCTTCAGCGTCTGTCGCAGCTCGAGCAGTTCTCTCCGCAGCTTCTGAGGGAGAGGGCGCAGGTCGAGGCCCTGCGGTCGCAGGTTGAGCAGTACCGGAATTTCAATTGGGTGAAGCTGGCACAGGATGACCCCCTGAGTTATCCCGCGCAGCGCGCCCAATACGACGTTCTGGTGCAGGCGTTTCAGGACGCCAACGCTCAATACCAATACCGCGAGGGCGAGTTCAAGCAGGAATTGGGGCGCGTGCAGGCCGAGAGGCTGCAGCACGAGAACGCCCGCATTCCCCAACTGATTCCGGAGTGGTCGGATAGGGCCAAGCGCGAGGCTGGAGAAATGCAGCTCGCCAAGCACTATCAGGAAAACTACGGGATCGGCTTCGAGGAGCTCAACGGCTACCTCACCGGGGCGGTTCCGCTTGCCGTCGCCTACAAGGCGATGAAGTACGACCAGCTCGTAAAGAGCAAGGGCGACAAGGCCAAACAACTGCGCACGGCTCCACCGGTCACGGTCCCGGGCGCTAAAACTGGATCTGCAAAGGCGGACCAAGAAAAGCAGCTTAAGGGCAGGCTCCGCAAGACAGGGAGCATGGATGACGCGGTGGCGCTACTTCTCAATCGCAGCTAGGAGAGAACATGTCCGCCCCTACCGCATCTTATGCCACCTATAACCAGGTCGGCATTCGTGAGGATCTGTCGGATGTCATCTATGACATCACCCCGATGGATACCTTTTTCACCAGCCGCGTTCGCAAGAACAAGGCCACCAACACCCTGCACGACTGGCAGACCGACGCGCTCGACTCGCCGGTTGCCACGAACGCCTGGGTGGAAGGTGACGACTTCTCCGCGGGCGCGATCAGCCCCACCACGAAGCTCCGCAATTACACGCACATCGCGCGTAAAGACTTCGTTGTGACCCGCACCAGCAACCTCGTCAATACCGCCGGCCGCAAGGAAGAGCTGGCCTACCAGAAGGTCCGCAAGGGCATGGCGCTTCGCCGGGACGTGGAAACCCAAGTCCTGCGCAACGGCGCCGCTACCGCGGGCTCGTCTGCGTCGGCTCGCGTTGCCGCGACGGTGGTGACCTGGATCTACACCAACAAGCACATCCGCCTTACG